AGCGTCCCCGCGTCACGCATCCTCCACATCGCCAATCTGGCCTGGGACGGGGTCCGGGGCTATTCGCCGATCTCGCTGGCCCGGGACACCCTCGGCCTGGCCAAGGCCCAGGAGCAGCACGCCGCCGGCCTCATGGCCAACAACGCCAGTCCGAATGGCATCATCAAGTTCCCCGGCAAGCTCACCGAGCCGCAATCGCAACGCTTCCGCTCCGACTTCGAACTGATGCACAAGGGCAGCGAGAACGCCGGTGCCGTGGGGATGCTCTGGGGCGGGGCGGAGTGGGTCCAGACCTCGTTTTCGCCGGCCGACGCCGAGCTACTGCTCTCGCGGGCGTTCAGCGTCGAGGAGATCGCCCGGCTCTACAACATTCCCCAGCACCTTCTGAACAAGCTCGACAAGGCGAGCTACGGCAGTCTGGAGCAGCTCCTCCAGGAGTTCTACACGTTCACCCTCCTGCCCTGGATCACCACCATCGAGCAGGAGATGGACCGCAAGCTCCTGGCCCGATCACCCCGCCCCGGTTTCTTTGTTTTCCATGACACGCGGACGCTCCTGCGGGTCGATGCCTCGACTCTCAACGCCGTCGAGCAGTCTGACTTCAAGACGGGGATCCGCTCGATCAACGAGATCCGGACGTCGAGGGGCCTCGACCCGATCGACGACGAGGCGGCCGACCTGCACTTCATCGAGGCCAACAACATGAGCCCGATCGAGGGGTTGTCCGCGACGCCCCGGGGCCCGATCGAGGCCCCCGACCTGGTCATCCCCCCCGAGGAACTCCCCGCTCCGCCCCCGTCCCCCTCCGACTCCGCCGACGCCGTCCGTAGTGCCATCTCCGACCCCGTCTCCAGGATGGTACGCGTGATGACGACGGCGGCCCGTCGCGAGGCCAAGAAGGACCGGTTCGACCTGTGGCTCGACAAGTGGGCGGCCCGGCACGAGTCGACGACGCGGGAGGCGATCGCCCCGGCCTTCGGCCTGGCCAGCGTCGTCCTGGGCCGGCCGCTCGACCCGTCTGCGTTCGCCGGGGATCTCGTCGCACGCCAGCGGACGCGACTGCTCGACCTCGCCAAGATGATCGCCCCTGACGAACTCCCCGACGCCGTGGACCGGGCCTGCGACGGCTTCGAGGCCGACGCCGACGGACTCCTCTCCTCCCTCCTCGCACCGAGCCCATGAAACGAGACATCCGCTCCACCGCCCGCACGCCCGAGATCCAGGGCGATGACGCGACCCCCCGGCTCTTCGGCCATGCCGCCCTGTTCGACAGCGAGTCGCTGGTCATGTTCGACCCCGACGTCCTGGCCGACGCCGACGGCAACGCCCTGCCCTTCGTCGAGGTCATCGCTTCCGAGGCGTTCACGCGATCGCTCCGGGCGAACCCCGACGTCGTGGCCCTCTACAACCACGACACCTCCGACGTGCTGGGCCGGACCTCGTCGGGCACCCTCGAGCTGGGCCTCGACGATCTCGGCCTCTGGTTCAACTGCTGGCTGCCGGACACGACGGCCGGACGCGACGCCCGGACGCTCGTCAAGCGGGGCGACATCCGGGGTTGCTCGTTCGGCTTCAGCGTCCGCGAGGACCGCGTCGAGGTCCGGGCCGGACTCCCGGCCCTCCGGACGCTCCTGGAGGTCGACCTCTTCGAGGTCACCATCGCCACGGCGTTCCCCGCCTACCCGGCGACCACGACCGAGGCCCGCACCCTCGAGCCCCGCCCTTCCCACGATCTCGGAATCGCGGCCCACTACAACCGGCTGAGGCGATTGCTGGTGTATTGATACGTTGAAGCAGTCCGGCGAGACCCCGCCTAGCCCGGGTCCGCCGGATGGCGTCGATGAGCCCCCGCCTAGCCCGGGGTGCGACGCGACGACGCGAGCCGGTCTGAAGTGAGACGTCAGAAACGTGGACAAGAAGAAGATCCTGCGGGCGATCCGGGCCAACAAAGACAAGGCCGAGTCGATCCTGAATGCGTGCTTCGTCGGTGGTTCAGTGCGGGCGATGACGGCCGACGAGGAGAAGTCATACAACGACACAATCGAGGAGAACCGCAAGCTCCGGCAGCTCCTCGAGAGGTCCGAGGACCTCGACGAGGAGGGCGGCGAAGAGGAAGACAACGACCCCGAGGTCGACGACGAGGAGAAGCCCGAGGCCCGCTCCCGACGCGTGTCCGAGTCGGACCAGTTCCGCCGAAGCCCCGCCGTCCATACTCGCAAGCACAACTATTCGCTGCTCCGTGCCTGGCGGTCAGCGGCCGATGGCGTGCGGGTCGACGGCCTCGAAGGCGAGATCAGCCAGGAGATCCGGCGGAACGCCCCGCCCGGCAAGAAGCACAAGGGGGCATTCAGCATGCCCATCGACCCGAGCCCCGAGCTTAGGCGGTTGATGTATCCCAATGTTGAGCGGAGAGACCTGACCACCGTCACCGGTGCGGGTGCGATCTTCAACGTGCCGTTCCTGCCGCTGATCGACCTCCTCCGCCCCCGGATGGTCCTGGCGAAGGCCGGGGCGACGTTCATCACCGGCCTCCAGGGGCTCTTCTCGATCCCCCGGCAGAACGGGAAGTCGACCGTCAACTGGATCGGCCAGTCGAACGCCCCGACCTCGGCTGCCCCGTCGAACGCGACCCTCGATCAAGTGCCGTTCAGCCCGAATGTCGCGGTCGACCTGACGAACATCTCGCGGGAGTTCATCAACCAGACTTCGATCAGTGCCGAGACGTTCGCGATGAACGACCTGGCCCGGACGATGGCCGTCGAGTGGGACCGGGTCGGCTTCAACGGGCTAGGATCGGCGTACAACCAGCCGACGGGCGTCTTCCAGAACAGCACGATCCAGTCCAACTCCTCGGGGCTGGCCGTCGGGGCCAACGGCGGCCCGCTGGCCTGGGCCAACGTCGTCAACATGGAAACCCAGGTTGCCAACTACAACGCCGACATGGGCAGCCTCTGCTACATCACCCACCCCGCCCTCAGGGGGACCTTGAAGACCACCCCGAAGGTGGGCGGCTCCAGTGCCTTCCCGATCTACATCTGGGAGGACGGCCAGGAGCCCGGCGTCGGCCTGGTCAACGGCTACCCCGCCTACTCGACCTCCAACCTCCTCAGCAACATCACCAAGGGCACCGGCGAGAACCTGAGCCAGATCGTCTTCGGAAATTTTTCCGACCTGATCATGGCTTCATGGAACGACGGTGTTGATTTCTTGATCAACCCCTATAGCGGACAAGCATCCGCCTCCGTTGCCATCTCGATGGAGATGTCGGTCGACGCCGAGGTCAGGCACCCCGAGAGCTTCAGCGTCATCCAGGACGCGGCTTACAACGCGTTCTGACCCGATACCGGGGGGAGCGGGCCATCCCCGCTCCCCCGCCCGAGGGAAACCCCATGACGAAGAAGACGGTCACGCTGACCAAAGAGTTGCTGATCGGGACCCGCCATTATCCCGCCGGGACTCGGCTCACCGTCCCGGAAAAGAAGGCGGTCGAACTGTTCCGCTCCGGCGTGGCGATCATCGAGAACTGCATCCCCGATCACTCATTGGTCGAACCGCCCCCCGCGAAGCGGGCGATGCTGCCCACCAGCGAAACAACCTCGACCACCCCGCCCCCTCGCCGGGCGGCACGGCACAGCGGGAGCGGCCAGTAACCCATGATGAGGATGCCGAACGCGAAGCTCGAGCGGCTGGTCGACGCGGCGTCCGAGCCCATCGGGCTGTCCGACGCGGCCAACTTCCTGCGGCTCGAGGTCGCCGACGATGACGACCTCGTGCAGAGCCTGATCACGACGGCCCGGCTCGAGTGCGAGCAGCGGACCAACCGGTCCTTCATCAACACGACCTGGCAGCTCAGCCTCGACTACTTCCCGCCGTACCCGATCAAGACCACCAACATCCTGCCGGCCCTGGCCTTCGGCGTCGCCGCCGTGGGCGGCCGGACCCTGTTCCTGAACATGGAGATGGGGGCGATCCGGCTGCCCATGCCGCCGCTGGTGTCGGTGACCAGCATCAGCTACGTCGACCCCACCGGCCAGGCCCGGTCCTTGCCCTCCCCGGACGTGGTGATCTCGACGGGGACGCCCGGGCAGATCGCCCCGAGCTTCGGCAACATCTTCCCCCTGACCATCCCCTCGCTGTCTTCGGTCACCATCGACTACGTTGCCGGCTACGGCCCCGACGCCAGCTTCGTCCCCCAGGCGGTGAAGACGGCGATGCTCTTCCTGGTGAGCCACTACTACAACCACCGGACCGGCGACGAGCCCGAGCCGGCGGTGATCGACAGCCTCCTCCGAACCGTCGAGTGGTGCCCCTACTGATGCCGCAGTACGAACCCGAGGTCGGCGACCTCCGCCAACGCGTGACCTACCAGATACCCTCGAAGACGCTCGACGCGTTCAACCAGCCCCTCGCCACCTGGACCTCGCTGGGCACCTTCTGGGCCAAGGTCGAGCCGCTGGCGGGCATGGAATTGATGAACGCCCGCCAGCTCAAGGGCACGACGAGCCACAAGGTGATCCTCCGCAACGTCAACTCGGCCCTGGCCCCCAATGCCATCACCCCCAGCGGCCGATTCCTCTTCGAAGCCACGGGCCGGGCCCTGGGCGTCGACGCCGTCTACCGCATCAACGAGCAGAACGCCTGGCTGGCGATCCACTGCACCGAGCTGATCTCGCCGCAGTGAGCACCGGCCCGGACGCGAGGCGAGAGAACCACATTGAGCATCCAACCAACCCGCACCACTCTGGCCAGCCTCGACGACCTGGTCGAGCCCAACTTCGTCGCGGCCGG